TCTGCATGTTTGTCACGTCGTTGTTGAACTTATCGGTATCAAGCTCAAATTTCATTTCTCTCGCATTTTTTCTAAGAACAGAAATTGGTGTACCCTCAGATATATCGATACCACCATAGGCATAGTTTGCTTTGACTTCGCCCTGGACTGATTTGAAACTTTGTTTTTTACGATCGTTACTTACACCAAAGTTTGCATTGACGAATTGACGCTGCTTTTCTAGCAAGTCTATATCACGCTCGATAATATCAGCGTTAAAGTTTGCCGCTTGTTGTGCGGCTGCCGCAGCATTATCCGCTGCGTTTTTCTCGTTGATGCCGCCAAGAATCTGCGATCCGGCAGCTATTAAATTAAATACAGTTAAGAAATCCAATGTTTTACCTATACATCAAAAGTGTTCATACGTGCATACAATGCTAGGACAGTAAGAGGCAGTGGCTGATTTTGCCGGACAAATATGCGATCGTCCTCCTCAAAACCACCAGCAAACTCTATATCTTTGTCGCCAGTAAAAAGATCAACAGCTTGATCCATCGCCATGCTGCTATCGCGGAAGGGTACGCGATCTGCGTCGCTCGAGGACGAACCAACCTCAAGACCAACAGTTCTAAACAATCGCAGCGTTATGTGGTGGATCCGCTTTGGTTTGCCCTGGCTAGTGCCATCGACAGACCCACTCTCTAGCCTTAGTGTCTGTAAATTAGATGTATATCCTAACCCAACAGCTGCGGTCGTTGCTGATACATCCAGTGATATTGTGCCGCTGCTAACTGTTTTTCCAGCATGCGAACCACCATTTCCAAGAATACTAACAGCCTGGCCCTCAAGATGATGCAATCCACCAAAAGACGTAACAGCGCTGCCGCTGTATGTAAGGCCGCTATCGACAAAAAATGCTGACGTTGCCGTTGTACCAAAGTTAAAAATATTTAGTCTTTCCACATAGCGTTTTGTCTGTGAATTAATGGTACGTTTTACAATCATATACAATTCATCTTCGCCAGTATCTGTAGGCAAGGTCGCTATGCTTTCGACTACTGCATCACCGGAACTAAACGCGCCACCAATTGTGTGCTTGTGCCAGGCAACAACTTGTTCCTCCCGGCGGTATGTTAGACCAAGCAAAACGCCATCCGATCGCAAGGCCCACACCACACTGTCTGGCTCTTGCTGGTATGCAAACTCTGTGATGCCGCCCTCTGTAATGTGCTCTGCAAGAATAGTCATATCCGGGGCCGTATAGCCGCTAGTATCGACATCACCAACAAATCGAAACTCACGCACCTTTCTATTACCGCGCTGCAAAAACAAGGTAACGTCTGCGACTTGCACTGGATCCGCATTTGCAGATCCATAATTACTATACTTACGAATAAGAGTTGTTGTCGGTGTTATCGGCCCATCGTTTGTTGTTGACACGACATATTCGCCACCGGACGTGCCTACTGTAAGTACGCGCGTCGCTGTCATAAATCGTATTGCGTTTACCTGGTTGCTAGCGATCGTGTAAATAAGCGCATCATCCGCGTTGCTGCCAGCTGTAAAATTATTGTAATCCGCCGTTTTAGAAAACCATATTGTCTGCGGATTGTTGTTTGTATTAGCAAAAACTAGCCGCTGCTCAAAAAATGTAACCACTGCTGGATAATTATCGCTCGAGTTGTTTAGGTTTGGATTAGGCGATCCAGTAATAGATGGTGTTGCAAACGTCCACGTCGTATGTGCTGACCTGGATAATGTGCGTATTGCATGACTAGGATGCACGATATACATCGTATCAGCGCTTTGTGCATAGCGCAGTGTTGGCAGATCAGCTTCTGGATAAGGAGTTGCCACCTCAAATATCTCGTTTACGTTGCCGCCGCTGCTATACGCTGAAAAGTTTGTTGTATTGATAGCTGCACCAAACATATCGGTAAGAGTAAATGTGTTTGTTGTTGCGTTTGCTACCTTGTAATTTCTGCTATTTAACTCTGTCATACCAGCGATAGACGCAATAAATATCTCATCGCCGTTGCTGTATCCATGCGAGTTTGACGTAATAACACCAGGATTTGCTTGTGTAATACCGCTGATTGTTTTCGTTGTTGCCGATAAGACTTGCTGGCCGTTACGATAGACACGCATGATCTGATTGCCAAACTCAAGAATGTACGTATCGGATGTTTTAAATTGAAAAGGTATCAGTCTTGTTTTGACGCTGCTAGATTTTACTTCTCCTAAAAATTCTGTGCCTGGTCTACGCGCAACACCGCCATGCGGCATTGATACCATGTTTGTAAGTTCTGATAATCCCTCTCTATATTTATCTATAGATATTCTACCCTCTAGCCTGGGAGATAGTTCTCCAGCCGTAAAGGATTGGATCGCTGGCGCAGATCGTGCCATTATAACCTCGATTCAATAAGATCACTTGCCTCAATACGTTGTGGCGCTCCCTCTGTTGCATCGATAAATCGTGCCTCTCGTAATCGCTCGTCATACAAAACTTTTTGCAGCTGCACTACTGTTGTGGATCCGGTCAAGGCATAGGCTATAGAATAGGCAAGCCTGGCTGATAATGTGCCTACTAATCCAGCATCGTATTCATTTGGATCTTCTATACGCGCAACAAACTTGATCTTTGCTGTATCTTCATCCGTAAGCAGCTTACGACCCTCGATAACAAATACGCTGCCGCCGGTATTGTTTGTAAGATTATCAAAGGGATATGTTGACGTACCATTACTAAACTCGAGAACACGCAAGCAAAATGGATCCGTCGGTAATGTGTAAGAGTTACTATATCCATAAGTAGGGCCGGTCGTGTCTTTCGCAAGATCGGCCCTCTTAATTAAACAGTTCCAGGGGTGAGCGCGAAACGTTTCATTTCGGACGTTTGTATAGACTTGACTAATAACACGCGCTGCTTTGGAGTTCTCATCCAGCGCTGTTATATTGGTCGCTCCTATCGCATTAAGCGCATTGTTAGCTATTTCTACTACACTCGACATAGATCACCCCTGGTTAATTTTAGGTTACGACATACTCAATCATAAATGAGAGATCGCCGGCAGTGTCACCAGCTGCATCAAACGTCAGACCAATATTGTAATATCCGCCTGGATCGCTTGATTGTCCGGCATCTTCCCAAACTCTCTGACCCATTTTGTTGATATCTCTCGCCTCGAAAGCTACCTCAGTACCAGTAGTAACCGCACCACGTAGATCAGTGATAGCGCTTGCGTATGCGTCATCATCTACAGCAGTTACATTGCCATCCGCAGAAAATAATCCTACGTCGCAAGTATTGGTAGTACCACTATCCAAATCGTCATTGAATAGTTTGATGCTGATGACACTTGCGTTTGTTGGAATAGGCGCAAGCATAACAGTATCACTAGCACTTAGATCGCCGGCAGCAAGAGCTACAGTACCCTGTATAACTCTTTTAATTCCGTGATGCTGTCGTGCTGGGTTCATAACCTGGGGATCAGCCTCAAAGTTACTAACTAAAGTTGAATTTTTATTAGCCATTGTTTAGCCCCCCTTATTCGTTACAAGCTAATTCAACTACCATCTCCTCTTGCATCCTGGATGCACCGAAAGTTGAACAGTAGTAAATTTGTGTTGAATAGGATTTGTCTGGTCTAGGATCGATCTTCGCCGTCACGTCCTTACCAAGTGCCATTACTACACCCTCACGCGCATACGCATAGCATAGTCGTGATGTGCCATCGTCTTTTAAACGATTAGATGTAATGAATTTAAATCCCATAAATGAATCAACAGTTCCATTTACCAGCGCTTTTACACTGTTAAAGTCTGCGCTAGTTACGGATGTTGTGTTGAGTAGATCCTCGATCTGCTCGGGAGATACAACAATATATCTCTCGATTGAGGGATCAACACTGTTTTGATCCATGATTTTTTTAGCACTAATTAGCTTAGCGATCGTCAAACCGGCACTTCCATGCGCGATTTTCTGACCAGCTGGCAACGCTGTGCTAGTTCCACCGGACACACCAGTTTTGGCTGTACCGCCTAGCGCATCGATGATTTCATCATCCATTGCTCTGCCGATAGCTGCCGCCGCTGCTTTGCCGTATGTTGACTCCGGAGAGATAAGCATACGAATTTTGTCCTGGTCATCAACCAAGTCAGCGTATTCATAGTCAGACATTGTGACCATGCGACGGGCATGAGGTGTATCCATAATGGGAGTGCTGGCATGCCTCGACGCTCTCTTCTGCGCCACTGCACTACCAATCTGCTCGAAAAAGGCTTTTTCGCCGGTCACAGTTTCTTGTCGTACAGTATTACGCAGTAATGAACCCATTTGCTGCGATAATAACTGTATGTTTTGCGAAAACTGATTAACGAAAGCCGTAGTGATTTGTGTACTCATAATAAGTACCTCCGTTAATTTAAGTTAAAATTGAAGCTGGGTTGTCTTAAAAATAAGGCCCAAATAGATAGTTTAACCTGGAAGGATCCTAAGATTACCCCTCTGGCTCTGGATATAGCTGCTCGTTAAGTTCCAAAACACGCTGTACGTAGGTTTCATGCTCTGGATGTTGACTACTCCAATAAGGTGAACCGGGAACCATCAACTCGCGTTTTTCTTTTTCAAGTTCTGCCGGTGTGCTGATCTGCTCGCTTGTGGGGCCGCCCAGGGCATCTTCGCTTATCTGGTCAGCTAAAGCGGCAAACATTCTTATAATCTGTGGGTTATCGCCTAAATATGTTCCGTCAGCTAATTCAATATTATCCATAATATCATCGCTGCCTAACAAACTAACGACCGCTGCTCGAGCTCTTTCGAGCTTTTGCGGCATCGCGTTGCCCCACTCTTGTTCGAGTTCCGCACGATTTTCGTTTACAATTTGCTGTGCAGCATACTCGTTCT